TAGGAAAACTATACAAGATCATTGATGTTTGTGCTTTAAATATTGGTAAAGCCAAAGATAAATCGAAAAAGAAATAAATGGCAACTGCCAAAGAAGCATTTATAAAAGTAGAATCACATGAGAAAGAATGTGCTATTCGCTACGAGCATATAGAAAAAAGACTAGAAGAAGGTTCGGAAAAGTTTAAACGCTTAGAACTTATTCTTTGGGGACTGTATGGATTAATTGCTGCTTCTTTGGGGATAGATAAATTACTTTAAAACGATGCCATTACAAAAGTTTATTTTTCGACCTGGAATAGATCGTGAAGGAACGGACTACTCTAACGAAGGCGGTTGGTTTGACGCGAACCTAGTACGTTTCCGTAAAAACTTACCCGAAAAAATTGGGGGTTGGGCTAAAAACACACTCAATACTTTTTTATCCACTGGTCGTGCCTTACACGCTTGGGTGGATTTAAGTTTAACCAAATTTTTAGGTTTAGGTACCACCTGGAAATATTACATTCAACAAGGGGATGTTTTTAATGATATAACTCCTATTAGAGCCACAACATCAGCAGGGGATGTTACTTTTGCCAAAGTTGCTAATGGGGATGCTACTATTACCGTAACTGATACGGCTCATGGAGCAGTGGAAAATGATTTTGTAACCTTTAGCGGTGCTGCTAGTTTAGGTGGCAATATCACTGCTGCCGTATTAAACCAGGAATACCAGATTGCCACTGTTACCAGTGCCAATGTTTACACCATTGAGGCTAAAGACACTGATGGCGATGAAGTTACTGCTGCTGCTGGGGATTCTGGTAATGGAGGTAGTTCTGTTGTTGGTGCGTATCAGATTAATGTCGGATTAGACGTTTATGTAGAATCTAGTGGTTGGGGAGCAGGCACGTGGGGCGCAGGTACTTTTGGTAGTGTAAGCGCGTTAAGTGATACTAATAATTTACGTCTATGGTCGCACGATAATTTTGGTGAAGACTTAATAATGAACGTAAGAGCAGGTGGTATTTATTATTGGGACACCAGTGCGGATTCATTAGGTACGGATAGGGCAGTAGCTTTAAGTGCTTTATCTGGAGCTAACTTAGCCCCCACTAAAGCCTTAGTTACTTTAGTCAGTGATATTGATAGGCACGTCGTTTGTTTTGGGGCGGATCCTATTTCAGGGAGTTCACGCACAGGTTCTTTAGACCCTATGTTTATTGCGTGGAGCGATCAGGAAAATGCGGCAGAGTGGGAACCTAAATCCACTAATACTGCAGGCTCTTTTAGGCTTTCTGCAGGGTCTTCTATCATAGGGGCGATACGAGCAAGACAGGAAACTCTAGTCTGGACGGATACTTCTATGTATTCTATGACATTTGTTGGACAGCCCTTTACTTTTGCGACTAATTTAGTCAATGAAGGGGTTGGGTTGATTGGTCCAAATGCTGCCATTAATACACCTAAAGGGGTGTTTTGGATGGACAAAAAAGGGTTTTATAACTACACAGGGCAAATTAATGACGTTCCCTGTAGCGTACAGAATTATATATTTAGTGACTTAGCCGAAGGACAATCGTTTCAAATCTTTGGTTTTTTAAATAAAGAGTTTGATGAAGTAGGTTGGTTTTATTGTTCCGAGGGGGAAACGGTAATTGACCGCTATGCGGTTTTTAACTACGATGAACAAGTTTGGAGTATTGGTCAATTAACTCGTACCGCCTGGATAGATGAAGGAATTTTTGCTAACCCTATGGGAACGTACAGCACGGCTGATGTAGGGTATTTATACAACCATGAAACGGGTAATGATGCTGACGGTTCTCCCATGGACAACGTATATATTCAATCCAGTGACTTTGATATAGATCCTGCAGGGGAAGAATTTCAACAAATACGGCGTATTATTCCCGATATTAGATTTACAGGGAATGGAGGTTCCGATCAAACGATTAATATTGTTTTAAAAAAGAGAAATTTCCCAGGGGAAAGTCTTTCCACTTCTTCTACCAATACCTGTACCGCTACTACCACCCAAATTAACACACGGTTACGTGCACGGCAGGCAGCATTACGCATAGAATCTGACGATGACGGTTCCTCAGGAACTAGACTAGGAGTGGGGTTTAGGGTAGGAGCCATGCGTATGGATTTACGTCCCACTGGCAGACGCTAATGGCTAAATTATTAGAAACTAAACTTCCTGTTGCGATAGGGGAACTTTCGCCTGAGACCTTTAACCGTTTGGTCAGAGTATTAGAGCTGAGTTTAAATAGGGTAGATATAGATTCCACGCTTTCCGTTAATGAATCTCAACGAAACATTAATAAATTTCAAGCAGGCGATGTTATTTGGAATTTATCTACCAGTCAATTGCAAGTGTGGACAGGGGCAACATGGGTAGATATTTATGCGGGAACGGAAAGAGGAGTCGAGGGAGTAAGTGGTTTAGGCAAATTAAGCGTTTCTACCAATGGAGCAACGGAGGTACTTATCCTATGAACATGGAAAAATTAATGCACGAGCTTATTGGTGATGAAGGGTTTAAATACGAAATTTATTTAGATCATCTTGGTTATCCGACTATGGGAGTAGGGCACTTAATAACGGAAAAAGATGAAGAGTATGGAAAGATAATAGGAACTCCTGTTTCTGAGGACAGAATCAAAGAATGTTTAGATAATGATATAAAAATTGTTTGTGAAGAATTAGACATGAAAGAGCCTTGGTGGAGGAATCTCAGTGATAATCGTCAGCGAGTAGTAGCCAATATGTGTTTCAATTTAGGTCATCCGCGTCTTAGTAAATTTAAAAACTTTATTCAGGCTATGCAAGTTTCTGATTGGGAACGTGCTGCTGTTGAAATGATGGATTCTAAATGGTCTGGTCAAGTGGGGGACAGAGCAGTACGACTAAGAGACAGGGTACTAAGAGGAGATGACTAGATGTACGAATATAAATGCAAAGTTAAAAGAGTGGTGGACGGTGACACTATGGATGTTATTCTTGATCTTGGCTTCGATGTTCATCATGCTGTTCGTGTTAGGTTGGCTGGTATTGATACCCCTGAAAGCCGTACAAGAGATTTGGATGAAAAGGCGAGAGGAAAACTTAGTAAAGCCTTTCTTAAAGAAAGTATTAAAGGGAAAAAGATTGTCTTAAAAACTAAAATAAAAGACTCTAGGGGAAAGTTTGGGCGAGTAATAGCGGAAGTTTGGGCGGAATTCGAAAAGGGCAGTTTACGCAATATCAATGAATTGATGATAAAAGAGTGTTACGCGGTAAAATATTACGCTGAAAATAAAGCGTTAATAGAGGAAGCGCATCTGGTAAATCGACAACTATTGATAGAAAAAGGGTTATTCGTTCCTGTGGAGCCTAAATGAAACTGGCTTTAATCATGGGTGTGTTACTATTATCAACGGTAGCGGGATCAGCTTGGTATATAGATAGGCTACAAGACGACATCGGGACATTAAAAGGTAATCAATTAATTTTAGAAACTAAAATACAAGAACAAAATGACGCTATAGAAGCTGCACTAAATAACCAAAAGAAGGCACAAACTCTTATGGCTTCTTTAGAAAAGGATAAACAAGAAGCAATGCGTGATGTCAATAAGCTAAGAAAAACATTTGCCAGACACGACTTAGATGAATTGACTTTAGCGAAACCAGAACTAATGCAAAGCAAAATAAATAAGGCATCTAAAAGAGTATTAGAAAATTTAGAAAAATTAACCGATCCAAACCAGTTTGATGAAGAAGATAGCGATAATAGTTAGTTTAGCTTTAATAGCTTCGGGTTGTTCCATGATACAGCCTAAAGCTAAACCTGTTTCTGTAACCACTATTGCTAAACAGCAACCCATGTACCATCCACCTTTACCAATGGAAGTACAAATGGACCCTGTAGACTGGGAAATACTGACTCCAGACAGTATGCAGTTGTATTTAGATAATCTGAAAAGTGGGGAAGCACCCAAGAGAGCGTTTTATTCCTTGTCCAGTAAAGAGTACGAACATTTAAGTATGGATATGGCGGATATTACTAGGTATATAAAAGAAATATTGGGAATAATTAGATTTTATCGGGAATACGATAAAGAAGAGGAAGAACCTACTAAAAGGAGAAAACAATGAGTGACGACAGAGGTAGATTTGGTGGAGATATGGACAGAAATGAGGTTGAAATTGATCTTAGCAAGTTCATGGAATTACTTCAAGAACAGTCCAGGTTAAAAGATAGAATAAGAGAACTGGAAGATGAGGGTACTAAGAATCCTCATCAAAGATGGATCTTTTTAGCCCAAGCCGTTGATAGCTGGCGCATATTCCCTAGAGCTTTCTTAACTGTTTATATCTTTTTACTTTATTACACAGTGATGTGGTTCATGGAATTAGCAGAACCATCTTTTGAACAGTCTGGTTTAATTTCCATAGTAGTGGGCGCAGGGGCTGCCTGGTTTGGACTCTACGCAGGAACGTCTGGTTCGAGTAAATCATTTAAAGGTGAAGATAAGAAATGAAACAAAAGATAACCTTTATAGGAATCTTACTCTTTATAGGGTTACTGGGTTCTGTAGCTTTAAGAGCCGCAGAAAACGAACCTGAAAACCCAGACTGTACGGCTGGTACTGAGTTTTGTGAACAAAATTCGTTAGACACAACCAACAATACCACCACGAATAACACCAACGTAAATACGAACACAAATACGAACACAAATACGAACACAACGACAACGACCAGTACCGCAACGAACACCAATGCCAACACCAATGCCAACACCAATGTTAATACGAACACAACGACAACGACAGCAACCAACACCAATGCCAACACCAACGTCAATAACAATACGAGCAATAACACCAACGTAAATACCAGTACCGCAACGAATACCAGTACCGCAACTAACACGAATAACAACACAACGACTGCGAATAATACGAATGTAAATACGTCAACATCTAGCAACACTAACACCAATGTAAACACTAACACCAACAACAGCACAGTCAACAGCACCGTTAATTCAAATAATACGAGTACCACGAATAACACCAATACGAATAATTCAACTTCTAGCAATACCAATGTGAATACAAATAACAACACCTCTAACAACACTAGCACTTCAGACAATACCAATACCAACACCAATGTGAATCAATCCACATCCGACTCTAAGGTAGAAACTGACAATACCAATACGAATAACAACAACAGTGTCAGCGATAATACGAATCGGAATATTAACGAATCCAACACCACACAAACGATTAAGCAAGAGATAACCAGTAAGGCTCCGCCAGCTTCAGCAATCGCTCCTAGTATCATGTCTTATTCACAAGACCTCTGTACTACAGGCAGGTCAGGTGCTTTTCAAGGGCAGGTCTTTGGTATATCAGGCGGTAGAACCATAAGGGATGAGAACTGTGAAAGGTTGAAGTTAAGTAAATACATCTACGATATGGGGATGAAGGTCGCTGCGGTATCTATTCTTTGCCAAGACGAAAGAGTATTCCAAGCGATGGAAATGGCAGGAACTCCTTGTCCTTACATGGGCAAGATTGGCAAGGAAGCCTCAGCAGGTTGGAAAGAAAATAGAACAGACAGACCTGATTACGATATAAAGAAAAAGCAATTTATCAAGAAATGTAAAGACACTAAACACGTTCAAGGAGACTTAGATGGTCTTAAAAGAAGTAGGTGGGATTGTGTCAATAAATGGAATGAAAACGCTACCAACTAACCCACTAGGTACTCATATGGTTAAGTCGTGGGGGTTGGGAATAGCGTTAGGATTCTTATTAGGAATAATTACTCCTATAGCAAAAGCTGATTACATTTATGAAGCTAACCAAGACCTATACGATTTACAAACCAATTCAGCAGGCTCTACAGGACTAGGCTCAAATGATGATTCAGTATCAGGAGCCTTTGACTTGGGCTTTACCTTTACCTTTTATGGTAATGACTATACTCAAGCGAGAATGGCTACCAATGGTTGTCTGCACTTTAACTTAACGGGCAGTTATTGTGGGGATTACACCCCTGATCCGTTGCCTCAATACACTAATACTTTATTTCCATTTTGGACTGACCTGATAAAAGATGGCGGTTCGGCTATGAGAGCTAAAGCCTTTGATGATTACACCATTTTTGGTTGGTATAAGATGAGGGAATACAATCGGGCTAATTCTGATAACAGTATAGAAGTCTGGTTGTACCCCAACGACACTTATGAGTATCGTTATGGCGAATTAGACATTATCTCCCATGATGTCTTGATAGGGGAACAAGGAAGTTCCTCACAGATTTACACTTACCATTTCTTTGACGAATGCAACACAGGAACGACCAATGTTTCTGGAACCTGTGTGAGTTACGACTGGAACTCCAGCAGTAATGCGGTTAATACTTTATTGGAAGACGGCGGTTCTTTATATGGAGATGGCACGAATCAATCGCTGTGTGCAACAGTCCCTTTAACTTCAGTCAATTGTTCTGGTTATGCCGTAGCTTATTTCACTCAACAATGTGATCTCAGTGCCTTATACGATGAAGATTGCACTGGCTACGCAGCCGCTTATTTAGCTCAACAATGCGGGTTAAGTGCGTTGTATGATTCTAGTTGCACTGGTTATGCAGCAGCTTATTTATCTCAACAATGTGGGTTGAATGATTTATATTCTTCCAGTTGTGAGGGTTACGCAGTAGCCTATTTAGCTCAACAATGTGGGTTGAATGATTTATACGATAGTACCTGTCCGAATTATGATTCGGCGTATCGTATTCAACAATGTGATGAAGATGCTCAGTATTCTCCGACTTGTAATGGCTATGTTCAGGATACAGTAGTTACTTACTATGTAGAAGATATAATTGATTACGGCTATGTAGAGGACACCTGGATTGATGATGATCCTTACGCAGATATGTATTTCACTGATGCAGAATGGTACGAGATAGACATTATGGAATTTGGTCAGGAGCAGGTGGATGAGTGGTATGGAGATGATGTGTCCTTTGACAATGGGGGATACATTGTTTGGGACGACACTCCCTTAGAAACTTGGGATGATTTAGATCAACAGATGGATATCTACGATGAATTTGTAGAGACCTATGAGTTTACCGAAGAAGTTTATCTAGTTTCCTATGATGAGTTTGAACCAACCCCTTTACCTTTTGATACGAGTGAGGAACTGCTAGAGGACTTTGTTTTCCATGAAACGGTGTTAGTGGAAGACTATGAAGACCTCGATACTTATATAGAATTTGAAACCATTGAAGAATTGGATGAATGGTACGAAGAAGAACTGGCACAAACAGAGGAGGAAGAAGTTTTTGAAGAAGAACTAATAGTAGAAATAGAGGAAGAAGCGGTAGAAGAAGAAGAAGTTTTTGAAGAAGAAGCGGTAGAAGAAATAGAGGAAGAAAGACTAGCGGAAGCGGAAGAAGAAATACTAGAAGAAGAAAAGAAAGGAGGAATTACTGCGACCCAATTAA